GATTTAAAACCCATACGCTTTGCCACTGGCAACCCGGAAGGGGGCGCAAAAGCCAATAAAAAGTACTTTGTACTATACTTAGGAAAAATTATTAACACTAAAAATATCGACAAATGAAAACAATCAAAGATTTAACCGTAAAAGTAACCTACTCTGTAGGTTTATCAGATGTAGAAGTACCTGAAGAGGTAGCCAAACAATTAGAACAAATGGCAGATTATGGATTTTCCATTTGTGATAGTGAAATAAACAAATTTCCTGAAGCTTTTAACTGGCTCAGTGATAATATAAGTGAGGAAGATGCCCTCTACTGGGAATACGAAGTAGAAATTAACTAATAACATTAAAATCACAAAGAAAATGAAAACAATCAAATTTAGAGGATTTAGTATGGCTCTTAATGATTTCGTATATGGTTATTTACATTATTACGAACTTCACGATGAGTATGCTATTGATGATTACGCAGTAAATGAAGACTCAATAAGTCTATTTACAGGACAACACGACAAAAATGGCACTGAAATCTATGAGGGCGACATTCTTGCCCACGATTATGGGGGTTACAGCCTTATTGTGTACCGAGAGGAATGTATGGCATTCTGCCGTATCGATGCCAAAAATGTAGGCAACATCAATGGGTATTACAATCTTCACGAAGAGGCTTGGCGTTCGTGTTTGCAACGCGCAAAAGTTATTGGAAACCAATATGAAAACCCCGAATTGTTAAACTATAAAGAAGAAGATTAGACAATGGAAAATACTTTAATGGTAGAAAAAATCAAAGAATCTGTATTAAAAGATATAACAGAAAAACAAAAAATAGGAAAATCTATCTCAGAAATATTAGAAGAAAGTAGAGATTTTACAATAACAAATACCTACTACAACAATTTTGTAAATTTAAATAGAAACAATGAAAACAATCCAAGAACTCGTGCCCCTTATTCATCAGTGGGCAAAAGAAAGAAAAATCTATGAAGAGCTAACCCCCTTTGATGAACTCCTCAAAACCCACGAGGAAGTAGGCGAACTTATCAAGGGGTGTTATGATAACGACAAACCAGCTATTCAGGACGCTATTGGCGATGTAATGATAACAATGATTAACTATTGTTACTTTATAGAATTGGACGCTATAAAGTATATTAAGCAAGCGGTTGATCTATCCGTAACAGGTTATTATACCATCTCATACGTGATTAACGCTCATAACGCTTTAGGTAGATTGATAAGCCTTTATGTGTGGAATGAAGGCAAAGAAATATCTGAACCAAGCGGACTTAGAATTTTTAGTATCCTACACTATCTCAACGGTATTGCTCATCTGGAAGGCACCACCCTTGAGGAGTGCTTGAACCTCGCCTACAACGAAATCAAAAACAGAAAAGGCAAAATTATTAACCGAAAATTATCAAAGATTAATTAGTAAAGAAAATGATACAGAACATAAACAATACAGGAGCTATCATTAATAAACAATTTTTTTTAGGAGATATTGATACATTCAATATTGATGATTTGTTTAATAACACTAACAAAAAGGAAGTTAATACGCAAATTTATCCCACTTGGCTTGTACCTTTGGATATAGCCTTACAACTCAAAGAAATAGGGTTTAACAAAGATTGTGCGTTCTATTATGATGAACGATTACTTCGTATATCACCATACCACGATGAAGAATTTAGCACCACAAATTGGAATGATAAAAGATACTTTCGTGATTGTGTATCGCTCCCCACTTGGGAACAAGTATTTGCTTGGTTTAGAAAAAAGAACCTTGTAGGGCTTGTATCCTATCGTTATAGAGATAAGAACAATAAAGGTTTTTCTTTCGAAATATTAGACGAGGATACGGATGTTTTTCTCTATAATACTTACGAACAAGCCCAAGAAGCACTTGTGTACAAACTAATTGAAATCTATAAAAGTGAACAAAAATAAGGAAATCGTTTTTGAATTAGGAGATAGAGTATTTGATATATTATTCGGGTGGGGAACGGTAACCCATATCAATAATATAATCGATGACTTTTGTGTTAAGGTAACATTTGATTCTAAACTCAAGATGTGGTACACCGCTAATGGCTCATTGAACGAATTGTATACACCAACCCTTTCATTTACTGAGTACACTATTGAGGGGTTTAATCAAGTGCGCACTAATCCTCCTATAAAGTATCAAGAATATATTGGAAAATGGGGAAAGTTTTGGGACATCGAAGAATGCGTTGCGATAGATAAATTAATGAGCGTTCAAATGGATAAAAAACGAATGCTATTTTATACTAATAAAGGCTATCATTACATTTACTTTGAACCTCTCACTTCTAAACAAATTAAAATATTAGAATTAAAATGAAAATCTACATCTCAGGTAAAATATCAGGCACTAACCTCACCGAAACCCGCAAACACTTTGCCGAAATAGGAATGCCTATAATGTACGAGATAGAGCAGCCTATAATGGACGAAAATGAGTAACTCACCAAGGCAAAGGGTACAACACTACCTTTTGCCTTTTTTTCTTTAAAAATAACAATCTTGTAACTACTTAATAAATATATATTTACAAATGATTGTTATATTTTAAACAAAATAAAATAAAAAAAAACAAGCAAAATACTTGCGTAATTAAAAATCTTGCCGTATCTTTGCAGTGTAAAATTAAAACAAGAACAATTATTAACAATTTAAACACTCAAAGAAAATGACAACAACAGACAAAACATTAGGCTTACAAGAATGGGTGAATGACAACAACTTCACCACTGAAACAATTAGCGATGAGGCAATAATCGAGTTCATCAAAAACAAATACAGATACTACAATTATGTAGATAGTATCGAAGAAGCAGAACAGTTGTACAATGAATCAATAGAAGACCGTGATGAGTGGTTAGGGTTAAGAGCATTAGATACACCCGAACGAATTGAAACGTTCATCGTTAAAGGTGAAGAAATTGAAGGGTATGCTCGATATGATGAAACCTATACAGTAGAGATTGTAGGTATAGCAGACCGTCAAGGCGGTGAAGAGCAGTTTTATATGATTGAAATTTCTCATCGCTAATAAACAATATTAACACTTAAAACACTTATAAAGATGAAATTAGAATTTTACACAACAAATAGCTACACCTACATTGTAGCAGGTAATGTTACTTTCAAAAAGAAAGAGCAAGGTTACCCACAAGTTAATGAAGTGCCTTATGAAAAGGTAGAGGCACAAAAATTCACAGAAAGACCATACTTTGTAACATTCATTGATGTAGATGGTGAAATTACCAACGAAAATCTGGATGAAGCGTACACTAAATTCTGCAATTTCTGCAAGAGAAAACACGAAGCAAAGAAAATTCAGAATGAGAAAGAAATGAAAGATTTAGAAGCTGACTTTCGTGCCCTTGAAAATGAAATTAAAGAGGGTAAAGTATTCGAGGCTAATGTAGATAACCTCAGTAGAATATTGTATTATCTTAATTCTATGAATTGGGGGGTATGGCGATTACCCAATATGTCAGTAGGTTACAGTGCGCACCAATATGATTACAATGGGCGCAATGTTACCACAATTAGCCTTGATGAACCTATTAACTATTATGGCGAAATGGTTAGTAAATTCAAAATAGGGGGTAGTCGCAATTTCTTGCCTAAGTATCGCTTTATTAGATAAATTAAAAGCCCCTAACACTACATTAGGGGCTTTACTTTGTAAATTTAAAACAAGTCTAACGATTTAAAACCCTTAGAAATGAGGGACAAAAATACAAAATATATGGATAATGACAAACTTTTTGAACTAAAAATGCCTAAATTCTTATTGGCATTACAGCCAGAGCCTGAGCATTTGCCTAATGGTTTTCATTTTATCTACTCTCCTCTCTACTTATCTCTGATATTGGTAATTAGAGAGCGCACACAGCAGATAGTTCTTAACAGAGAATTAAATAGCAAGCCTCAGAAATTATACGTATTCAATGAATATGAGAAGTTCAACCTCATAATAATTCAGAATAACGTAAAGATAACAGGAGGGGAATTAGCCCCAAAAATATCCGAAACACAATTCTTAGATGAAGCGTGGCAATGGTACAATACTAATATGATAACACAAGAATAATTATGACCTCGCACGAAAAAGTAATATACATCATTCAGCACTTAGAACTATCCGATAGCAAGGTAGCGCGTGCGATTCAGAAGAGTACATCAGCAGCAACTCACAAGCGAATGAGACTCAGAGATAACAAGTTCACCGATGAAGATTTTCAACGAATACGCGATTTCTACCTCGAAAAACTGAGAAATATAGAAAAATTGGAATAAAAAACTTCTAAACCTGTCCCTTACTAAAAACAAAAGGTAAAAGGCTAACAAACAGTCTTTTACCTTTTTTATTACCCCACAGCCACCCCACAGCTCTCCCTTAGATTCACTACAGCCACCATACAGCCACC